CCAGATTAAAAATCTATTTTATGGTTTAGGAACCACTCTCACCAAGGAGTCCGCGAACGATGACTAAGCCATACATATCGGGACGAACCATTTTCTTGGCATATCGAGTCATGACACCCTTACGGGGCACGAAGTCTTCCACGCCAAAGATTGTGGGAGTAACTTGCAACGGCACATAAGGTGCATATACATAGCCACTTTCAAGGAAGCTATTGCCCTTACGCCCAACCAAGATAAGGTTGCGATTAAAGTAAGGATCGACGAATACGTCAAATTTCTTACTAATGCTACCAACTTTCTCGGCGCCTGCAATACCTTTGTTGTCATCAGCTGTAACGCTTGCGCGGAAGCCAGCTGTAAACTCAAGGATATTAGCAACTTCAGGAGAAGTAACAATAAAGTTAGCTCCGCCACGCAAAGTCTTACGATGGATCTGGGCAGATACATCATTAACTGTTTCAAGGAGAGTCTCATACCACTCAGAAACAGTACCCGTGAAATCGGGGGCTTTGGTGTTGGCTCCAACCTCGACACCGGTTGTCCGATTAACGAACAAACCTGGCGAACGAGACCAGTAATACGTACCAGCCGTGGCACCCTGAATGAGATCTTCCATGATCTCGCGATCAATTTCAAGAGCGATTTGCTCAGAGAGAATCGATGTAAGCTCAACTTCAGCATCCAGGTTATGGTAGGCATTGAGATCCTGACCAAGCTCTGGTGTCCACTTAGCTTTCAACTTTTTAGTGATTGCCGTGACGGACACTGAATCAACCTTTAAGTCGATCTCGGGGATACTGGATTGATTTTCCAAGTCCCACGAAGTTCTACCAACGACCGAGCCGAGAGCGTTAGTCGTTCCAGCTGCAGGAGATCCACCAAAGTTATCGGTCATTGCGAACGAATAAATTGGTACCTCGCTGGTTCCACCAAGCATTGAGGCGCTGACGTCGACGCCGGCGCCGTTAAGCTCCAGACCGACTACATATACGACTCTTTCGGCAACAGTACCAGAAAGCGTAGTTAACCTTCTAGCCTGGTTAGCCGTGGCATCAAACCTACCGCCTGCTCCGGTACCGTCATTACACGCAGTACCAGAGACAGTAAGACTCACCAAGTCAGAAAAATTAAATTGACTCTGGTCGTCGCCTGCAGTGCTATTAACGGTGAGATGCCCAATGGCAAACCCGGTCCCTGTAGACCCGGCACCGCTACCTACGGTACCAAGATTACCAGAAACAAGAGATGGGTCGAATTGGAGAATCCGATTAATTTCGGCTATCGTAAGAGATGTACTATTGCGACCAGTACCGGCAATTCCGGTGCCGGCATCTTGCAAGTCTAGCTGTGCGGTACCATCTCCCCATGTTCCGGAAGCCACAATTGTGATTGCGTTCTGCATCGTTCCAGTTGGAGACGAATAGCCATTGTTCAAGCTATAAAAACTGCGCTCAAGATTCAAGCCCGAAAGGTCGACACCACCAGTTAACTCTTGGCCAACGCGGCCGCCGCCATACAATGAAGCATTGGCTAACGAACCAAGACGATGTTTCGTTCCGGTACCGGTCATGCCGGCATCACTAAACGTGAAATCCATAAAGAAAATAAGTCCCGATGGAAGACTCATTGGTTGAACTGAGACCAGTTCGTTAGCAACGAGGCCACCGAAAACTCGACGAACGATGGGGAACGCGACGGCTGCAAAACCTTCGACATCTCCACCGGACATTGTTGAAGCTTCACGAAGAAGCTCCTTGGCTTGGTTTTCAAGTAGGCGAGCCATGTTCTGCTTGCCGCCTTCGTTACCAAGACCTTCAAGAAGACCTGTTCTACCCCACTTATCAAGCAGTGCGGCGCCTTCCTTTTTGAGATCGCGATTAACAATCCCTTCTGTTAACTTTTGAAGTACTGACATTTTTTCTTTCCTCCTTTATTTATCAGTTATTCCAGCGAGAGCTTTCATTCTCGCCGCGAGGGGGTCAACCCTCTTTTCCTCTTTACGAGGCATAAAGGCCGAAGAGCTTTTTGTCACAACTTCGTTCAGTGATTGTGGCCGGCGCTTAATAACACTTGCTCCCACTGCACTTTGAAGAGTTTCATATATAATTTTTGCTTCTTCAACGGTATTCGCTTTCGAAATAGTCTCGACAAGTCTATCTTTTTGCCGCTCATTCAACGAGGCGCTATTTAAAACGCGGTTTTGATAATGTAATCTTGCATTTTGAAGATTACTTTCCTCCAATTGTTCTTTTAATTGGGGGAAAACTTCTTGGTCTTTGTTTAATTTTTCTTTTAAAAGTTTTACTTTATTATTTAATTGTTTGTGTTCGTTAACATTGCCTGCGGGTTTTGCCGTTTTGTCGACTACGCGGGCATCGTATGCATCTTGGTCCTCCTGGGTCCAGCGCTCCTCCTTCGGCTTGCATCGGTC